TATTACTTCAAACGAAGTCACATCTGCGGGGGTTATGTCATCATCATCAACGGTTTTTAATGCCACACGAATAAAGTATGTTGTTGCTCCTGTGGTAAATGTATACGGAGTGCTTTGCCAACCATTCTTACCAATGTAAACTTGGTCTGCGTCATACTCATAGATACCCACCATCAAGTTGCTATTGCACTTATATTCTGTGGACGGTTGTACACTTATATAACCACTTGTGCGAACTCTCTTGGGATAGTTGGGCGAAGTATCAGTAGTATCTTCACCCAACGAATTGATAGACCCTTGCACTATTGGGTTTTGTGATGATTGCCAAGTATGTACCCAACCTTCGCCCACAGTACCTTCCACGATATGCTCTGCGACTTGCCTTAATGTGGGGTAGTCCCAAGCGGTGACAGTTGAGCCACTCTCAAAGGGAACAACTCCTGTCTTGTACATTTCATCGTATGCCGTCACCGTTAAAAGTTGTGCTTCCGTATCGTAGTCGGGTTTTCCTGTGTAGTACACACCCATTGGTAGCCAATCGGTACTGTCCGAACCGTCCCCTACCCATAGCCTTGTCCACAGTTCTACCCTTGAAAGGCGAGGTAACTGACTTGCCGTTACCCCTGTGAGCGAGAACTGTATTTGGTTCATTACCGTGTTGCCAATATTAAAGTAGTCGGCAAACAAAGTCTGTGTCCGAGTGCATGACATAATCACGCTCTCGTCATAGGTGTCTGCTCCGACTACTAATTTGGTTTCCGCATAATGTGCGGGGTCGTTCCATATTGTGTTGTAATTTACTGATTTTGGTAACATATTACTGCTCTATTAAACTAAATTTGAACTCACCCCAAAGGTCTGCGTTGTTGTAACTTTTGAGTATGGCGGTACTCATGGTCGCACCACGATACCCTTTGAATGTCACCGTTTCAGCATTAGTGGTAATGCTTGCGGATAACCACTCGTTGGCGAGTAGGGTGCGGAGTGATTGAAGTTGTGTGGAAGTTAGCGGTACGCACTCAAATTCCAATTTGTTCTTAATTGCAATTTGTTTCCTATGCATAATTCCGTCAAGGCTTCGACCTGCTCCGTCAGCGTCAACCGACGGAAAACTCCAAGTCACGCCACCCTTCTTTATATAGTTTGTTACATCGGTGTATACCGAACCCCCATAGGGGGCTATTTTTATCGTCATACTCCGTACCTCATGTTACTTGTATTCAAGGCTCTGCGAATGTCGGTGATGTTCACCGATGTATCTTTACGGTTGATTGCTCCGACCACGGCGTTGCCAACCGATACGAGCGTGTTGACAACGACCTCGTTAGCACTTGCTAAACTGTTTGCCATTTGGTCGGCATTATAAACGCCTGTGCGTCCACCGATTTGTCCGACGAACTCTGCACCGTTTTCACCTGCGTAGAACATCGTGCCTTGTTCGGGGAAACCACCGCTTGCGTAACCAAGTGTTGGGTCATATTGCCTTCCACCGTTACCGAGGACATTATAGCCACCACGACCCTCGTTATTTGCGGAAGCCGAAAGCGATTGGACATTTCTATTTATTAAATTAACTGCGTCGTTTAATGCAGATGTGTCACCAACAATAAGTCGCCATAATGCTCTTACTGCTCCTGTGAAACTGTTTATTACGGCTAACATCATGGACGCAACCGCACCCAATAAGTTAGACGCAACCGTTTTCCAATCTATCGTCTTGATAAAGTTGAGTAGGCTTGTGACAAATTTATCGGCTTCTACCTTCCAATCAATGCTCAAGAACCATTGTCCGAGATTGTAGAACATAGTATTGAAGTAGTCCATAAAGGCTCTCGCCACATTCCCCCAATTTATCCCTTGAACTACGCCGATAAGGACATTACCAATAGCACCGACCCAACGAAGCCAACCGTCTGCAATCTTTGCCCAATCAAGGTTAAGGTTGCTGATAAATTCCCCGATTTTCACGCCTATCTGTCGGAAGTTGACTTCCTTGAGAAGCGTGTGGACAAGGGTAATTGCCGAGTTGATTTTTGAACCAAGCCAATTAGCGATGTCCTTCGCCTTTATGCCCTCTATCATGTCATTGAAGCATTGTGCAAGGAGTTCGCCCACCGCTTGCCAATCGCTATTCTTGATAGCGTCTTGTAATGACTTCGTGAATGAGAACTCGGAAAGATTGAGTTCAACCTGCTCAAACATCTTGGAATAGTCCATAGCGGAAGCACTACCGCTTCCCCTATTGGCGTTCAGCACATTAAGGTCGTCGAAACCGAGAAGTTGGTTCTTGAGTTCCTTTGCCGACCCTGCCATGCTATCCATGTACTCGGCAGGATATTTAAGTGCTTTTGTCCAAGATGTCGCTCCTGTGATAGTCGCTATAAAGCGGTTGACCACATTTATAAGGTTTACGAATTGGTCTGTAAGGTGGTCGAGTATCGGTGCGAGGAAGTTCACAATCGGTGTTGCTAATGCTCCAAGCGAGTTCTTGAGATAAAGGGAAGATGTTGCCATCATATCCATTGACCTCGCAAACTGATTGCCTGTGACCACCGCCCATTGATATGCGTTTTGAATACCCTCGTTGAAGCCCTGTGTTATCTGCTTTAACGCCCAACGAATTGCCCTATAAATTGCTATACGCTTAATCGCCGAAAAGAAACCATGAAGTCTGTGGGTAACATCGGACACGGCGTTAGCCATCTTTTTTATTGGCGTTATAGTTGCGAAACTAAATACCTTCTTGAGTGCATTACCCGCAAACATCGCCGTACTGACGATACGCTTCTGTATAAAGTCTGTGCCTATTGCGTCTTTAATTGAGGTCATGACCGAGCCAACATTCTCTTTCAAATTCCCCAAAAAAGTATAAAGAGGACTTCCAAACAAGTTGTTGTACATCGCTTGCATTTCGTTGTGCGTCATGCTTGAACGAATACTCTCTTGAAGTTCTTTTTGGTTGATTTCGTTCTTTTCACGATACAACTGCTTGCTTACTTTTTTATGTATCTCGCTCCGCATTTGGCTGAAGTCAGACTTTTTTATTGAGGAAGCGAGGTCAACCTTGCGAATGACGGTTTCCATGCCTTCCTTTAAGGCTTCTCCTGCGTCTTTCCCTGCTTGGTTTGCGGAGTTCTTGTCAACGGTAACTTTGGTTACTGCGTCGAGTATTAACTTGTTTACTGTTGCGTCAGCCATCTGTATGTCCTTTTTGTTTGTTTACACGAATTGCCCATTCCATTACTTTTGCGAACTGTGGTGACTTCCTAATTTCTTCGTCCGTCATTTCGTGTTCTTCTTCCTCGACTTTGCGTAGCCCTAAATCAAAGGGCTTTTCGGGGTACGAAAGGGGTTCTTCGGGTTTCAAACTGTTGAGCCGTGGAGCGGTGAGTAGTATGGCTTGGTAGACATACGCTCCCTGCAACCACAACCGTTCGTTTTCTCTTTCGTTTTTTATCCTATCCATTTCCCGATAAGCGGGGTACAACTTTGGGTCGCAGTTCCAAAACTCATCGGCACTCATTCCCATAGCAAGGTAGTGAGGTAGGCATTGATAGAATATGTCTGTATATGAAAGGGCAGATGTGTCCCCACCTGCCCCCATATCTTCTTGGGAAAACTTCTCGCCTAAAAGTTGCTCTCCCACTCTGCGTTTCCCTCTTTGACAATAACCTCGTCTATCGGTTCATTGTAGAGTTCGATGAGTTTTTTGATAAGACCCGTCTTGTCTTTCTGTAACTGATAGATTTCGAGTGCCTTTTCGGAACTTACCTTGTTCCCTTCCTTCGCAAGAAATGCTCCTTCAAAAAGCATTGGTATCATTGTCATCGGCTTGTCGGTTATTCCCTCAAGGCTAAAGCCCCTCGCTTCAAGTGCCTTGACCGTTTCAGCCGTGAAAGTGAGAATATAGGGGTTTTTGTCACAATCTCTTACTGTTATCTGTTTCATGCTCTTACCTTTTTGTTAGACTATGCAGTAAGTGATATTTCCGTGGCAGGTATAATATCAATCTGCATTTCCTGTACTTCGTTTACGCCTTTACCAATCACATGAGCGTGAAGGTAGCCGTCGAAAATGAACTTGCCCGATGAGCCTGTCGGCGTAACGGTGCTTCCACTCCTTGTGCCACCGAACCATACTGCCCAATGACGGAGTGAACCCTCAAGAGCCTTGACGGTGGAAAAGTCGGCGAGTTCATAGTTGGCAGTAAAGGAAAGTTGGCTCTGCGTTTCCTCGATACCCTCGATATAAACCCTTGCCCAATTTGTGAGCGTGGTTGCGTCAAGTGCTTCGGGAGAGCCACCCATGTCGGGATAGTCCTTAATGTCAACGACCTTCGTGTATGTCGAGCCGTTGCCCTGCATTAAGAACGAATACATCGTGCTTCTTGCCATAATGCTTATCTCCTGTAAATAGTGTCGCTATATAGGTCAGCCGTATACCTTGCGAGCATACGGTAAATAGACGGGTCAATGTTCTGTACGGGTCTGCACACGGTTCTTGTGAAGCCCCTTAATGTCATATAGTCGTCTATGGTTTTTATGATTTTCTTGCACTCGGACTTACGCCCATTTTGCAAGTCGGAAAAGACATTGATTTCGTACATCACCGTGGAAACCTCTCCTTTGTTGCTCCCGTTAAGAGAAACTGTGTAGTTGTCGGCTTCCTCTATGAACACACATGGGAATTGGTCGGGGACGGGTGTATACTCGCCTGTCACAAATATTCCGTTATATGCAGTTGTCAGCAAAGTATATAACTCTGTGAAAATTTCGTTTTCTATCTGTGTCATAAGCCAAGTTCTTCCCTTGTTAATCTTTCGTACTCTCTTGACATCGCTTTGTACGCTTCGTACATAGCCATCTTGTTTTCGGTGTTGTGTGGATAGTTCTTCCCTTCGGGGTCGTTGGGGTGAGTTGCCAAGTATCTCTGCCAAGTCCTTGCGTGTGTTTCCGACCAAGAACCTGCTCTAATGGTAAAGGGCATTTGCCCCGAAAATGGGTGGTACTCATTTGCAAAAACCCCTGTACCAAACTCAAGAAAGCACACTTGCTCGCCTTCAGCAATTACTGCATACCCATTGGGTATTTTCTCGGTGTATACGCTCACCTCGCCATCATATCCATACCATGATTGTGCCATAGGTTTGCCAACCTCGTCTACGAGCCTTTTCGCTACCCTTGCCATGACACCTTCAAGATATGCTTTTAGTACGGCGGGTTCTTCCTTAAAGACTTTGCTTATTCGGCTTGTGTCTATCCTTACTTTGAAGGTCGCCAACTATCTCACCTTCTTTATGGCGATAGCCTTGTGGTTAAGTGAGGTCGCAACCCTTTTCACTACATAGTCGTTAGGCGATGTAACGCTCGCACTTACCCACAGAAGCGAATACTCGTCGATGTCGCAGGTTAGTGGGGCGAAGATGATGTTATCATAATCAAGGGTCGTGCCGAACATATCCTCGTCGGCAGTTCCCTTGTTAGCCGTGATGTACGCTTTTAGCGTCTTGACATCGGAATAACTTTCGGTTCTTTCGCCTGTATAATACCCACCACTATCGGTGGTCAAGGTCATTGTCCCCGTGTAAGTCTTGTATGAAATTGTCTTTTTATTCCGATTGAGTAACTGCATTAGCCCACCTTCGCAACTTGTATTATGTTCCGCAGAATATCCTCATCGCTCACACTATCATAAGTGCGGTTTACGCCGTTCTCGTTGTGGACGATTTCGCCCTCTGCTCCCCTACGAAGGAAGTACCTCTGTGCAAGAGAACACTCGAATGTGTCGTATCTTGTGGGTACATCTGTAACTTCGGTTGGAATACCAAAGGGGTACATTCTGTTAAGAATAGTGTCCCTTGCCTCGGCAAGAAAAACCGTCACCAAACTGTCTGTTGCGGTGGTGTCGTTGTCAAGTAATGTCTTTACTCTTGTGATTTTTTCTGCCTGTGTCATGTCTTTTCCTGTCTGTTAAATAAGTTCTTTGTATTCTACCAACTTGGTAGCGTCTGTTGGTTTTAGCATTATGTAAGTGGCGTGGTTTACTGACACATCGGGGTTGGCATATATCTTGCCACCGAGTTCAAGCCATCTTTCGCAAAAGGCTACATCTTCTCCCGCCCCTTCCGTTGGAAGGAAGCATTTACCGTAGACCCTACGAAGTTTGTGCAAGACTTCCCTTGTCATCAACACACAACCAAAACCACACGCTTCAACCGAGAAAGGTTCGTTCGGTATCTCGATAACCCGTGTGCCGTTCTTGATACTATCGAACAAGCATACGGCATACGGGCTTCTTCTACTTCTGTAAATTCCTGTGACGAACGGTTCGTTCATCGCAAGGAGTATATCAAAGGTATCTATGGAGAACTGAACATCGCTATCAAGCCACAATATGTGGGTGTAGTTATTATCGAGTGCGTATATCGCAAGCCCTTCCCTTGCGTCGTAGATAAGTGAGCCTTCCCAAAACTTTATATCGAAGTCATAGCCTTCTTCGGCTAAATGCTGACACATCTTGACAAGACTTTCACAAAACTCAAACCTTACGGTGTCCCCACAGGGAATTGCTATTAATATACGCATACGCTTACTCTTTCTCTTATTTAACTGTATTTATGTGCTTTAGGTCGTTGAGGACGCTTTCTTGTGGACATAGATACCCTTGACCTTGTTGGCAAGGATAAATGCGTCATGGTAAATTCTGTAATTGATTTTCCAAGCGTCTGCCTCTTGATTGACTTCGGGGCTGAACACTCTCGGAATTACATGCTTTACGACCTGTATTACTGCGGACGGGTGAACTATCATGAAGTTGATGTCAACGCCTGTCGCCGTGTATCCACCTGTGGAAGTTGCTCCTGTCGGGGAAGCGAGGGTTACCTGTGTGTTGAACCTTGCGGAAGGTACACGGATAATTCTCATTCCGTCATACATTTCAACCTCTGTGTTGATGTTGCCTTCGCCGTTCATGGTGTAACGAGTGATGTCGCCCTTGAGGTAAGAGTAGATTGTCGGGTTGACAAACAGTATTCTTCCCTCGTAAGGAACTTCATCGTTGTCCATGCTGGCTTCTGCGGTCTGAATGAGGTCAGCGATGTTGTCGGAAGATGAAAGCGTTGCAGTTACGGTTGTTCCTGCGTTTGTTGCATATTTAGCAAGTCTATATGCGTCGAGTTCGGGTACTACCTGTACTCTCTCGAACTCTCCGAGAGTGCTTGCCATCATCATGCCTAATGTTTCGTCGTTGTCCATGACATCAATGGAGAAGGAACGACCTCTATCCTGCTGAAGGGTGAGGGTTTCCCATGTTCCATCGGAAGAACCTGCTACGAAACCTGCGTTTCTTGAGTAGTTTCCAAGTCCGTCTGTTTCAATCTTGAAAACTTTTGCCGTCTGCGCTCCGATGAAGTTTACTCTGTCGGCGGTCATATCGAGAACTGCCGTGAGAGAGTTTCTCTTATAAACTTCGTCGAGAAGGGCGACATACTTTTCAGCGAGCGTTACGCTATTCGCTACGGGCATAGCCATTGTAGTTGCCATAGTAATTTTTCTCCTTTTGCTTCTACAAGCCGAACCACTTTCTCATCTCTGCGTCCTCTTTGCTCTGTGTTTCGGGCGTTGTTGAGGGTGGCATACCTGTTGAAAGGCTCGGTTGCGAATTGATTGTCTGTGTTTTGATTGCCTGTTTTGTGGCTTCAATGAAAGACTTTTGTGCGTCGAAGAAACTGTCCTGTATCCCATCAGGGAGTGCTTCCGCCATTGTGTTGGCGGTGCTTTCGTCATATCCCACCGACAAGAGTTTAGACTTGTACGACAGTATGCGTTCTTTCTCTTTGAATTGAGCGAGTTCGCTTGACATCTGCTTCATCGCTTCTTCGGTTTCAAACTCTTTACGCTTCTGCTCATCAAGAGTGGACTTATATTTTTCCTGCCAATCTTGGGCTTCCTTCTTGCGTTTACTTGCGTCGCTATTGGACGAAGAAATCGCTTGCTTGAGTTTGTCTTTCTCTGCCATCAGTTCCTCTATCTGTGCTTTGAGTTCCTCGATAGTAGGCTCTGTTACCGTAGTTTCTTCAACTACTTCGTTCATTTCATTCTCTGCCATTTTGTTCTCCTGCGATTATAGTTTTCCCTAACTTATGTTGCGATTTAGGGCTTCCCTGCCCGTATTTGAAATAACTGATGTTATTTGCTACCGTTTATGTCCTCTCCGAGAATTTTGACCCTATACATATTGCTACCCTCTCGGAGATAGTTGTAGTAATAATATATATTATTAAGATGGGGCATTTGTAGGTATGTCATTGGGCTATATCCTGCTTTGTTCAGCACCTTTACCATGTACTCGTCGTCCTCGCATGGCTGAATTTCCGTAAACTGAAATTCCTCTATAAACGACCTCTTGAAAAGGTACTGCCATACCATCGAGAAGTAGTTGATGGTGAAGGCATTACTGTCGAATGGTATTCGCAGTATGTTGAGGTTTTCCCTTTTAGCCTTGTCGAGTGCGTCCTTTATGGCGGTTTTCTCTAAAAGCCAATCGTCGCCGTCCATGTACCAAATGTACATACCGTGGCTATTCTCAAACCCCACATTCCTTGCAAGCCCGCAACCTTGTTGTTCGCAAGTGTATATTCTTGCGTCCAAACCGCTTTCCCTTATTACCCTCTCGCTTTCGTCGGTACAGTTATTAAGTACGAATATATACTCAACATGGTAGTCGCCGAGTTCCTGTTCTTTCAGCGAGTTGAGAAGCGGTGTTATAAACTTCTCAAGGTTATATACAGGTACGATTACAGAAACATCGCATTGGAACAATGTCTGCATATACTTTCACCCCCGTCCAACTTCTTTCTCATACTGTCGGCTTCTTCTCCGAACACTATGTCCTCATAGGTTTGTTCAAAGAGGTTGCCGAAAACTTCCGTCATTCCGTAGTCCATACAACACATAAGTACCGTCCCGTCGGGGAGAAGCACATTATGGTTGAGCGACCTTTGCGATGTTAGGCAGAACATCTGCCTGTCGGGGTCAAGGCATATATGGGGTCGCCCTTCAACATTCCCTGCCCTGTCGTGCATAAAGGTGATAAGGTTTTTCCCCTGTCTTAAATAAGGGACGACCACATCATCTATCGTGCCGTGGCAAGAGTAGTTGTCACATTCCCACTTGCTTAATATGTCAAGGTACTCGTCTGTGATTTTGAAAGTGGAACGCTTTTCCTTGTCGGGAATATGTATCGTCACCACTTCGTATCTCACATTTTTAAGTCTTTCGTAGTCCTCGTGTGTCGCACCCTGCAAGGTGGTATAGAGGGCTAACGGGTGTCCTTTTTCGTATGCGTACAATATCATGTCCGTACACGATTTATTTACAAACGGCTCGCACATTCCCGAAAAGTCTATTCTTACCGACCTCGGTACTTTGTCTATCGCCTTTTTGTAGTCCTCAAAGGTCATGGTTTTACGACCTTTATATTTAGAGCGAAGAAGTGCCTGTGGGCAATCGTCGCAGTTTATCGGGCAACCGATGTGTGTCGTGATTTCTAACCTACCGCCCATCGTTATGCCCCCATAATGTCGAGAAACTCATTTAATGTGATATTCTCTATTTTCATTCCCCGCTTGTATGCGGTTTTACGGCTTATGTCCATGATTTCGCTTATCGTGTCTACGCTACACTTCTCAAAGTCTTTTTGATACTTGGACAAAAACGCCCTAACACTATCTTTCGCCTTTATACGCTCGTCATGGTATTCCTTGTTATAGTAGATGGGCTTTTGGAACTCGTAGTATGCGTCTATTATGGTTTTCGCTACTGCGTCGTAGTATTCCTCTACAAACCCTCTCTTTTTGAACTCGGTGCATATCGCTTCCCTTGTTGCCATAAGGTCGGGATATGTTTTCATGAGGAAAACCTCTGCTTCCTCTTTTCTTCCCACCGAGTTTTCATTCCACCGCCATACATAGAAGGGGTTTTCTATGTTTTCAAAGGACTTGGCTTCCGTACCCACAAGGTTATTGAAATAGCCGTCCTCATGAACAAGCAATTCCTCTTTGAACCTTATGTCTTTTGACGCAAGGAACTTTTTGCTATATGCCTTTCCGTGAATGAACTGCATGTCGTTGTCGTGGCGTATGAGAACGAACTTGTCGCCTTGCCAACCTTCTTCGATAAAACTCGATATGATGACATCGGGTTTTGACTTCATTCTTGCGAACAATAGGTGCAAGCCATAGGCTTGGCAGAACCCATCATCGCAATCGCAGAACATTACATACCTGCCCTTCGCTTCATAAAGAAGTGAGTTCCTTGTCGCTGACACTCCCCTGTGGGGATAAGTGAAACACCTTATCTTGAACGGATAATCGGCTTCATGACACCAACCTTCTATTGGTTGGTCGCTCCCGTCATTCCCCACAAGGACTTCAATTTCCTTAAAGTCTATCCCTCTCTGTAACGCTATGCTATCAAAGAGGTAGTGAAAGGTTTGATAGTCCTCGTTGTAATGGGGGACACAAATACTTAACTTCATACACTTACCTTTTTCTTGCACTTACAAACTATATGTTAGCCAACACCTACAATTCACATCTTCTTCGGCTACTCCGAATTGGCTCGGAAAGTAGGTGTGATTACCATTTGCCGTATAGAACTCTGCGTCTATCGGAATTGTTACACCTTCCAAATATTGATGGCTGTCCCTCACTCGTAGGTCTGCCATCGTGTGCCATGTCTTTTTTGTCGCCCCGTTTTTGCTTGCGGTGGTAAACATGGCTTCGTTGTATATTCGGTGTGCGTCTGTGTCGATTACTCTTGCTATGTCAGCAGGAGTACCGCTTTCCATATACTCCCTTATCCTGTCTTTGTAGGTCTTTCCATCAATCTCTTTGTTAATGGCTCGCTCCATGTCCCCAAAGTCGGGTTCAAGGCTTTTTCCGAGTTGCATGGATATGTCCTGTACGCCGTAAAAATAGTCCATTTCAAAGAGTTCGTCTACCGTGTCGATAAATGTATCGACCACCCTACTGAAATTGCCTAATTTCGCCTGTTTTTGGGCTTCTTCGGCTTGTTTCTCAAGGGAGTTGATGTCGTCCCACGGGAAGAAGGTCATTTTTGACCCCCTTACTGAACCTTAACTTGGCTCTGTTTTATATACCCGCTGACTTCTTCCCACTTACCGTTTCTTTTCCGTTTATAGGAACGAGTACCTCTTTGGTTGTCATCGTCACCGCCATCGGGAGAAGGTGCTGATGGGGCTTCCGTCGTTTCCGCTTCGGGGTTGTCGGGGTCGCCCCATATCATCTTGAGGTATTTCTCGGACATCTTCATGTCTGCAACAGGGTCGTTACTTACGCCACTCTTTTTAGCGGAGAGTTCGGGGTGCATACCGCTTGCAAGAAGCGTTGCAAACGCCTGTGCTTTTGCTTGAATGTTGACCGTTTCGTTGCGAACAAACTGAAGGTCAAAGTCGGTTGCCTGTAAATCAAGGAGTTTCTTCTCACGGAGTATGGTGAGAATAATCTCGTCAAACTCTCTATTGCTTTCCTTGAACAAGTCCTCTGTGTTCCTTGCTACGGTATCGGCTTGATACCAACCGTCCCTTGCGAGTTGGGCGGTAGCGGTGCTTGCGTTGGAGTATCCTCTATCGCCATTACTTAATGGCATGCCACAGATTGACAGAACTTCTTGATAAAGGTTGTCAATAAATATCTGCGTCTGTGATTGGTCAAGTTGCGAGGATATTTCTTTGAGGTCGGCTTTGTTCTCGCCTATGCTTTGAAGGAATAATGCTCCCTGTTCACGAAGCATGGCGGGCGTAACTTGGTTGCCGTCATCGTCTGTTCCAAGTTCGCAGTTGTAGAACACGAGCAAACTCTGTATGAATTGGTCAACTCCGTCAAGCCTGTCGCTTTGCAGGTTGTTTATTGCGTCGAGAAGCGGAATGACCGCTTCAAACGCACCCATCTGTACGGAGTTGTAGTAGTATTCGATTATCGGAACTCTCTTGAGTGGGTTCGGTTTGATGTCTACAACCTGTACGGCGGTGCATACATAGTCGGGGTGCGGTGTCGCAAGCGAACCTTTATATGTACCTTCTACGGTGTAAACATTCCTATCGTCCCAAACATCAAGAACTATCTTATCTTTGCCCTGTGTTACGGTGTGTACCGCATAAACAACTCTTTGGTCGGGGTCAAGGCTTCTCGCCACGAATGTACTTCTTGGGTCGAGAGCGTACGCCACAAAGGGTTTTTCCTTGTCGTCGTATGCTTGAACGAACAAGTCTGCTTTGCCGACGGTATGAAACCAATCGACCATCTTGTTGTCGGCGGTCTGTTTACCGCTTCTGTAAAGGTATTCGTTGAGTTTATCCACCTTGTCGGTGATTTCCTCGCCTTCCTTACGGCTGACATAGAAACAAGGTTGTGTATAGAAGTAGCCGTCCTTAAAGGTAACGATTTCCTCTGCGTGATTGACGCAAATCTTGTTGTTGATTTCGTTCCTTATGATTTTCTGCCTTGCGTATATCGGCTGAATACCCCTTCTATACCAATAGAGGTACTCCATCGCCACAAGATTTTCCACATGAATTGCAAGTGCTTGGTTAAGTTCCGCTATCATGTCGCCCTGCTCTCTTGGGCTAAATCTCTCGAACGATGTCCATATTGTCTTTCTTCCGCAAAGGAAGGGAATTATTCCGTTGTTAAGTTCTTGAATTTGCTCGCTCATTTTGTCCTCTTGTAAACAAAAAGGCTATAAATGACAGTTGCCTGTCACCTATAACCCATCGGTTGTTCCATAAGCCTTGTGCCTATGCCATTATGCTCTTGTTCCTGTTGCCGAAGCCGTTACTTTTCTTACTATGCGGACTACTTTGAAGGACGGAACGCCGTCTTTGTACTCCGCTTTAACCTCTGCTACCTCATTGTTGTTCACAATGGCATTGATTTCGTCTATTAAGTTATCGTGATTTCGTATATCGAAGTTGTTTTTCATCATTCTTGCCGTGGATATACCGCCACGGCACGGTTGGTGTTATCAACACCGCATTAAGAAAGGAGGTTCATGCCTTAAAAGAACAAACCATTACCTTTATATCCACAATATTTTGTGTTTGTCAATAGGTTTACACACAATATTTCGGAAAATGTGGGAAATTATGCTAAAATGTACGCCTTCCTATCCGAATTAGGTTCTTTTTTCTGCTACCGAAGGCGTATTCAACCGCCATCGCAAGGCTATCGGGAGCGTCGTCGTGATGGTGTTTGTTATTATTCACGAATTTGAATGAATATACATTCGTCATGAATAAATCATAGTCCCTACTACGCTCTCCGTCGAGGAAAATCATGTGTTCTCGTATATCCGAAGCGTGGTTGATAATTCTTTGGGACTTTCCTTCCTGCGTGAACGACTTTGTGTTACTTGTGACATTACACATATACCCATCGGTCTTGAGAAGTTCCTTAACGCCCTCTGTATATGAAGCCGTGGACTTGGTTGCTTCAATGGAAATCGCTTTTACTCCCCACTTTTCAGCCTTGTTGACTATATCGGGTTGAGTTATGTTCTTGAGTTGGTTGTTATATACGACATCAACGACATACACATCGTCGCCGTATTGATAACAGATTGGCGAAGCCACGAAGTCGCCCCCGCCCCATGCAGGGTCAACAGACATGAATATGTTGTCGGGTTCGACATCTTCGGGGAGTTGCCCATTGAAAAACCGCATGTCATCGGGAAGGAAAACTGTTCCACCACGCTCTATCGGCGTTCCCATGTATTGTGCTAAAAAACTCGGCAAGTCGTTATTCCTTTCAAAGGAAGCCCGCCTTTGCTGATAGTCTTGCGTACTGAACCCCACGCCGTAAAGGTAGTCAAAGTTGCTCTCGTCCTTGTCGTTTAATGCGGGAACATTAACTATGGTGAAGCGGACATTCTTACACTTGACATCGCTCTGTATAAACTCGATACGATGGGAGATACAATCGTGAATTGACCACCTTGTTCCTATCCAAAGTCGCTTGCAACCCGATTTCCAACGAGAAATGTAGTTATTTTCCACAGTTGTCCATTTTTTGTTGAGCCTATCTACCGACATGGCTTCCTCGATACCTTCGTGAAGGTCGTCTGCGATGGCATATCCATTACAATCGCACGAACCGTTAAGTGAACCGTCTATGGAACGGCATGTTAAGGTCGCATACTTCTTCCGTCTGTCGATATTCAGCATTGTATCGAGTGCGTTAGTGTTTGCTAACGACCTTTCGGGGAATACCGCTTGCCAATCGTAGGTATATGGGTCATTCAAGACCTCTAAAACGCCATCATAGTATGCTTTGGTGACACCTGCGGAGTATGAAACATACAAATTTGCTCTCTCGGGGTTGCGTAACATGACCCAAAGGGTGAAAAACTGCACAAGAGTGGTTTTTCCCGTTCTTGGTGGTTGCGAAATGAACAGTTCGTCGAGCCTGTCGTCCTCTAAAGCCTGTAAAGCGTTGCATATCACCATCAGTTGCTCCCTGCGGGGAAGCCAAAACCTCTCCTGTGGCTCTCTGTTCCACTCTATGGCTATCATAAAGTCGTCAAACTTATCTCTTGCCGTCAAAATATACAGGTAGTGCATGGCGTTTTCGCACTCGTTAAAGTCAAATTCGCCACTTCTTGCCATTTTTCCGAGTTCAAGGCGATAATTATATATAAGTTTATATGTGTTATCGTCTTTATTATTATCACGGTACATATTTACGAGGGCAGAATACGCACTTGTGATGTCCGTGGTCTTAAAATGCTGAAACGCTTGGTATAGTTCCTTGTTCATAACACCTCACAGAAGGCTTAAAATTGCCGATTTCACGAAAGAAAAAAGCATTTACGATAGATTTATCGAAAATGCCTTTTCCATGCCGTTTTTTTTGGGGTAATCAAGTTGTGGGTTTGAAGATGATTTCACGAAAAGAGATTTTCGCAACACCTTTATATCACCTTAAGTTTTTTCTGTCAATACCCCATATTGCCTTAAATTATTCCCTGCTCTCTTGCTTTTATCTCTGCCCACTTGTCACAGGCTATCTTAAACGCTTTCTCTGTGTTGGCGGTAGGTAGCACTACATAAATATCTTTGTATGCCCTTCCGCAGATTTCCTCGGTGCGATAGTATACCCCATCACCGACATTGGTCGCCCACCCCTTGAACCACGCTTCTTCCGTTGTTTTTCCCCATTGGTTATCGGTGCGTATGAAATCTACATAAGTGGCTTTCTCACTACCCTTTATATATCCGTTTTCTATATCCCATTCGTATATATACTTTAGTCCCCCTTTGAAGGTTTCAAGCGTGTCATCTGCGGTTTCGTATTCCTCTATCTCCATAAGACTTGCCCAAGTGCTATCTTTCTTCGCCTCGTTGAACATCTCGCAGTATTCTTCCGCTTTGTTTCTATCCGCAAATACCTTCTCTATATGGTAGTCACTATACTCCCCTTGTGTTACTACATAAACTTTCATATTATCGCTTCGTGTTCTCCTTTCACCCAATCGCTACCGCCGTAATGGTACTCGCCCATATAGGTCTTTTTGTTTCCGAGAATATTTCGCACTTGGCTTTTGCTGAACGCCCCGTTGCTACGGGTACGCCACCCTTCTTCGTTCAGCCTATCCGCTACTCTCTGCATTGAATATCCCCTGCTATACAGGTCGTATACCTTACGCACTATGTCCGCTTCTGCGGGGTCGATTACCAATGAGTGCCCTACGCACATATACCCATACGGTATGTTGCCACCGCTATAACCGCCGTGCTTCGCTTTCTGCTTTCGCCCGCCCGATGTACGCATAGTGATGTTCTGCCTTTCTATCTCTGCCATAGAAGCAAGCATAGCGTCCAAAATGACCGTGAAAACTCCCTGCTCACCAAAGTCTTCCGATACGCTTATTACCTGTATACCCTTCTTACGCAGTTCATTCTTATACGCAAAGTAGATATATACATCACGGGCTATCCTATCGCTTTTCGCTACTATGAGAGCGTCAGCCCCACCGAGTTCTTCCTTGCTACTCGCAAGTATCTCACTAAATGCGGGACGGTCTTCCTTCGCCCCACTTATACCTGCGTCAATATACCAATCAACTATCTCGTGACCGTTCTTCGCACAGTATTCCTCGACCATATCTCTTTGGCTCTCAAGCCCAAACTTGTCTTCTTCCGTCTGCCCTTTCGTGGACACACGCAAATACCCTATCACCTTCATTCCTGCACCACCTTTCTCTTAACCCCTTTTACTAATGGTGTATGCGGGTTTCGCTTTCCCCTGCTCTCGCACACATAACTCGTACCCGAGTGCTTCAAGATACCGAACAAGCGTGTCTACCGCCATGTCCTTCGGCGGGTTTTTGTCACTCGCCCTCTCAAGTCGCTCCCTTACACCGCTCGCACTTGCATACCCGAGTTCTCTCGCTAACTCTGCGTTGCTTATGCCTTTCTCTTTCTTAATCGCTTTCACGACTTCAATACCTGTCATCTACATCACCTCTCTTTCTTTAACTGATACCTCATTTTACCACAAACACCATTCCATGTCAACACTCAATAATGCTTTTTTATTTTTTTGTAGTGAGAGGGGTTACCCGTTGCCAATTTTTTCCATCTGTACCCCGAGGGGGTGGGGTGGGTTAGCGTGTGCTAATTAGCGTTGACTTACCGATTGAGGGCGTAGACCCCCGCTCCCGTGCCCCTAATCTTGAATACAGGAACGGAAACCCCCGAGGGCGTTATTAAACGGATTGAATAACGGGGCGTTATGTTTTCCGATGTATAACGCTTAAGGGGTTACCCCCTAAATATACAGATGTATATTATTACACACTTATATAATAATATAATGATGTGGTGAAATGGTATAGATGTATATAAATACACATGTGTATAATAATGGGGACGGCGTGTAGTAATATACAATCGTGTATTATTATATATGTGTGGAGTAGTGATACAGGTGAGGAATAATACACAGTTGTATATATAAGGTGGGGGGCGTGGGTCATGCGTGGGTTAGCGGTGGCTAACTTACAGGATAATACACAAGTGTATATAATTATACGGTTGTGTATATGGATACAGTTGTATAATATTACACAGTTGTACCAATAAATCGACAATGCCCGAGAAGGGCAAAAATCGCCGATTTCAGCGGGTTTTGCCCTCGGTGGATAGATATATTGAAGACCTCGAGAAACCCTCTGTAATGGACGATTTGCATTTTAATACACAAGTGTGTAAGAGCCAAAATTATTACGGCTCAATAAAGGAAATACCGTATAAATTAAGGGTTTAATTATATACATGCTTTAATACTTACGGAGATATTAATGTTTTGCCGTAGAAATAATTTCGTTCCCACTATGCACAATAAAAGGGGGCAAAAATAGGGGTTTTATTGTAGTATATTACAATATATGAGGGCAACGGACACCACCGAAAACCGCCAAAAATGGGGGGTTTTTCGCCCGTGTTTGCTCCCGTTTTGGGGGTCGGCTCAGCCCCTCGGCGGGGGTCGGGGCTTCCCTTCAGCCGTCGCCCGTATCCCCTCGGCTTCGCTTTAGTCGAGTTCGGCGAGGGCTTTAGAATACCCCGAGAAGGTCGAAAACCGCCCCGTAGACGCACGAAACCCCCGCCCTTGATATATTTTATCGACCAATATATTAAAGTCGCTGAAATCGGCTAAAAACCGCCTTTAAACGCAAACGCCTAAAACCGTTGAAATTTCAAGGGTTTTGGGCTTCCGTGAAAAGTTTTTACAAAAAGCATTAAAAAGTGCTTGCAATCCCCTTTTAATGGGAGTATTCTATACTCGGTTATTGACCACGGCGACGGGTCGCCCGTCGGGTACGACCCCCACCGCCACCGAACCACCACCCCAACAAGGGAACACCCGCCCCGACGGCGAGTAAGTACCCGCCCCCGCTCGGGGGTAAGGTGGAAGGCGGGGACAAGAGCCACATGCACCTTGACAACCGAAGTTATCGAAAGAAGTCCCACGGCTTGCGGTGGGTAGAGTTCGCAAGCGTCCCGCTTGAAGGGGGCGAGTTCTTCAAGGGTTACCCCGTACAACCCACGGCGGGGCATTGTGTCCAAAGTCCAAACCGAAAACAACGGGAAACGGGCGAAGCCCCACAAGGCTAAAAACCGCCCGTTTCACCGCTTCAAGCCCTCGGATAATACGGAAGGCTTGAAGGGGTGCAAAACCCCGTAAAATCAAGTGTTTTGGGGCTTAAAAGCCCAAAGGAAAGGACGGCAAGGCAAATGTTAAGTATCAAAGTGAACGAAGATTTTACAGTTGTGGGAAGGCTCGCACAAGTGAAGGAAGCAATCAAGGAATTCAAAGCGACCTATACGGCGGGCGACCTCTTGAGAGAGTTCAACGAACAGACGGGCGAAGACATCGGCAACGAGGTAATCGCCGTCGAGGGTGAAGCCTTCCACGAGTACGACGGGACGCCCCGTTTCGTGTTCAATATGGTGACAACTTGGCTCGGGATTTCGATATACCGAGTGCGTTTTTACTGCGATAGTTCCCTTACAATCAACCTCGACCCCATATTGTTGGACATCGAGCGATTTGATAAGGTAAGGAAGGACGAAGAAGCCTAACGGCGAGCGGGGGCGAAAGCCCCCCAACCCTCAAGCCCTCACGGGGTCGCCGTGGGGGCTTGAGGGTTGCAAAACCCGACCAACAAACCAAAACACAAGAAGCCCCGCAAGGGGGCAAGGAAAGGACAAAGACAATGAAAAAAGAAGCACTCAAAGCCAAAGCAATCGAAACACTCAACAACGACGACGAATTATTCGTTAAAATGATTGAAGAATTAGACAGTTGGAACGGATACGCCGACGGGTTTAGATGTTGGGATATGGGGTTACTCGATGCGTTTTACTGCGACACCCCCGCAAGCAAACTAATCCGTGATATGGTGGAAGATTTCAGCGTTAATGATGATTTCTTTTACTTCTCAATTTACGGGCTTGAAAGCACAAGCGACAGGGTTGATTTGTACCGCTACAATGTAAGCACGGGCGAGTTACTCGATAACATACTCGACAACGCCCCGCACCTTGATATTGCTCGGTATGATAGCGACTTTGCCGACCTCATCGAGGAAATCGAAAACGCCGACGAGTAGCACGGGCAAAGGGACGGCGACCCCGTCCCCACGCTTTGGGGGGCTTGGCTTCAAGCCTTCCAAAGGGTGGACAACCCAAGTTAGCACAATGGAACGCCCCGAAGAGGGGCAAAAGGAAAGGACGGCGAACAATGGACGACGCAAAGAAAATATCGATTTGGCTCGTAAACAAGCCCGAGGAATTTATAGACGGTTTCTGCGACCTTATGGCGTTAGGGTTTGACCTTGACCGAAATTCTGCAAGGCAGTTGATAACTGCTGTGGCAATCTATAAGGGCATTATAGAAGAGTAGCGACGGACAACCGAGGGCGGGAAACCCCGCCCCACGCTTCGACCTCATCGAGGACAACCCCGATGGGGTCGAAGGGTGAAAGCCCGAATTTATCACCATTGAAAGCCCCCGAAGTGGGGTAAGCGAAAGGACTAAAGACAATGAAAAAACAGTACACCTATGGAAACGCAACTTTTGAAACCCTCGACGAACTGCTCGAGGAAGTAAAGAAGACCCTCACAACTGCCGAGGAAGGTATCACAACTCTTATTATCGGGGTTGAAACTGCCCGCACTTGGGACGATGTAGTCGCCGATGTTATCGACTATTTTAGGGATAACGACGACGATTTTATCGAGGTCATCGAAGCACTCGACGACGAAAACGGCATACTCGGGGACGCTCGCTTCCACGATATGGAAGACCTCGACTATGAGGTCGGGACGATGTACCCGAGCGAGTTTCTTGATTGTATCGACCTTTACAGTTTCGACAAGTACGATGACTATTTCAAGTATGAGGGCGGTGAACTCGAGTCGTTCGGGAGCAAGGACTACACCGAGTACCTCCACGAAGATTTCGTCAACGACCTCTTCGAGTATTACGAAAATATAAGCGAAACCCCCGACGAGGTTAGCACCTTCTTTGACGAGTGGAAGGGCAACGAAGAAGACGAAGCCGACGAAGACGACGACGAAGACGACGACAACGGCGACGAGTAAAGCGACCCCGCAAGGGGCAAAGGGTGGGGCGAGCAATCGCCCCCACGCTTCGGCGGGTTTGGGAAACCGAACCCCCCAAAGGGTGGAAGCCCAAAATCAAACCATAGGAAGCCCCCAAGAGGGGGAACAGGAAAGGACGAAAGACAATGGAAAAATTTAGCAAATGGGAAATTATGGTACTGCACAAGTTGGGCGTAACTGCTCACGATGTCCACCGCACGGGGGCGAACTGCTACGGTACGGTGTGGGGCTTGTATAACGACTACTATTTAGTCGAAAAGACTTTCAACGGATACACCAAGCCCGAAATATACAGGATACTCGCCCGTGACTTGCTCGACAAACTCGGGTTGTTTGCTGAATAGCCAAACGGCGAAGAAGGGCAAAAATCGCCCTTCTCACGCTTTGAACACCTCGCACGGGTGAGATGTTCAAAGGGTGACACAAAGTCGCTCAAATCGTCGATTTTGCCTCTTTAAAGGGCATAGGAAAACACGAAAGGACTAAAGACAATGAAAAGCACAAACAAAGACAAAGCCGAAAAAGTAGTAAACCGTATCATAGACCTCATCAACACGGGTGAGCCGTTGCCGTGGGTCAAGCCGTGGGGTATCGGTGGGAACTTCGTCGAAGTTATCGACGGGGTGAAAACTGTCACCATTACCCCGCATGCGTGGAACAGGGACGGCAAGCCCTATAGAGGGATAAACGCCTATCTGCCCGAAGGTGAGTATATCACCTTCAAGCGTTGCAAGGACGAGGGCGGGAAGGTAAAGAAGGGGGCGAAGGGTTTTCCCGTCGTCTATTGGAACTTCGTTAAGAAGACCGAAACAGACCCCGAAACAGGCGAGCAGACCGAAAAGGTTGTTCCCTTTCTGCGTGAGTGGACGGTGTTCAATGTCAAAGATTGCGAAGGCATAGAGCAAAAGCACAAGCCCGAGCCAAAGACCTTCACCTATCCCATCACGCACAGGGAATTTGTGGAAGCCGAAGACGGCGATGAGCCAATGGACGACACCGCCGAGCAAGTCATAGCCGACTATGTATCAAGGGCGGGCAACGGTTTCCATATCAACAGGGATACCACAAGTAACAGGGCGTTTTATTCCCCTTCTGCCGACTATGTGACCGTTCCGAAACGCTCACAGTTCGCCATGATTGGCGAGTATTACTCGACCCTCTTCCACGAACTCGGGCATAGCACAGGGCACTACACAAGGCTTAACCGTTTCACAGGCTCGGGAGCAAATGCGATGTTCGGTAGCGAAGCGTATTCCCGTGAGGAACTCGTAGCCGAAATGAGTTCTGCGACCATATTAAATATGCTCGGGCTTGAAACGGCGAACACCTTTAGGAACTCGACGGCGTACATCAAGAGTTGGAGCGAAGCGATAAGCAACGACCCGATGATGTATGTAACGGCTTGCACAAGGGCGAGCAAAGCAGTTGACATGATACTCGGCGTAAGCGAAAGCGACGAAGCCGACGAAGAGTAACTGCGACGGGCAAGGGCTGAAAAATGCCCTTGTCGCCTTCGATACATTGGGCGGTGGCTCGATGTATCGAAGGGGGCAACAAAACCCCGTAAAACAGACGATTTTAGCCCCATAGGGGCAAAGGAAAGGACGGAACAATGGCAAAAGTTTTAACGATGGACGAGCAAGTAAAAACAGGAAACCGCTATGCGTCGCTTGGGTACGCACCTCGCACGGCTCACCAATTGGCGATGTACTATATCGAAGCCCTTGAAGATGCCTATATAAGGCACAAAGCAACGGCAAAGACAAAGTACAACCTCAACGGGACGCACACAGTAACGGTAACATACCCCGACAAAGTTAGGGTAGTCTTCACAGTAAGCAACAAGTTTGAACTGTAAGTTCGAGGGCGGGCAACCGCCCCCACGCTTTAACCCTTCTGCGATTGCTGAAGGGCTAAAGGGTGGATAACCCATAGTTATATCTTTGAAGTGAAAGGACGAAACAATGGAAACAGGCAAGTACGAATTAGTCGTTGTGTGGACAGACGGCACAAAAGATGTGTACGAGTATGCCACGGAAGAAGACGCACAGACGCACGGCGACGGAATGAAAATTGCCCTTGGTGGGCAAATAGCGTGGTACGGCGTTAGACCGCAAATAGAACGCACAGGCAAAGCCCTTATAAGAGTGACCTATGAAGAAGTCAAGACAATGGCACAGGAAACGGGGGCAAGGTATGTTTGCGAACTGCCTTCTGCGTTGGAAGATGTAGTCGTAAAAATGGCGATGTATACCGCCGAGTGCGACGAGTATATGCCCGAGTTCGGCAAGGTTATTGATGAGTGTAGGGACACCAAAATTAAAGACCTTGACGGGCTTTTCACGGCATACGCCGAAGGCTTGGAAGCAAACGCCGAAACAAAGGACGGGTTGCAAGAACAGTTTGACTATTACACCCGTTATATATGGCAACACGATAGTGCATTGAATTAGGGGGGCAACTGCGATGACACACGAAGAAAGACAAGCAAAGAAACTGAAAAGAATACTGAAGAAGATAGGCACAAGGAAAAGCCACGACCCCCTTGTGTCGCCCTTTGAAGACACCCGTATCACATACGACAGGGACGACTGCGAAGGTTGCACCGAAAGGTTCGTAATTACAAATTATGACAATGAGAGCGACCACGATATAATCGATTGGCTTTGGGACGAATACGCTTACCGCATTTCTGTCCCGTGGGATTGCTCGGGACAATGGTTCACGGTGGGTTTTCGCCTTGCCCATATCAAAGGCACAAACAAAATAATCGTTCTGCACTATGTAGGGCTTGATGTTTAAGGGGGTGATTTAATGGAATGGGTATTTGACGACGGTGGGAGAGCCGAAGCAGGCTACAAAGGGCTGACGAGAGATTGCGTCTGCCGAGCCATAGCCATAGCAACGGAGCGACCCTACCAAGAGGTTTACGACCTCATCAACGAGTACGCAAAAAAAGAGCGTACAGGCAAGCGGAAGCACGGCAAGTCTTCTGCAAGGAACGGCGTGTATAAGCAAACCATCAAAAAGGTGATGGAGCATTACGGGTGGGAATGGACACCCACAATGGCAATCGGTAAGGGTTGCACAGTTCACCTCGAAGCAAACGAACTGCCGAAGGGACGGCTTGTCGTAAGCGTATCGAAGCACGAGGTCGCCGTGATAGACGGCGTTATCCACGACACCTACGACCCAAGTAGGGACGGCAATAGGTGTGTCTACGGATACTACCAAAAAAGACACTAAAGGGTGTTGACAAGTAGCCACCACCCGATGTAGAATGAAGCACAATTTTTAAGCAACTGCTGACCTAACGGCTCGACGGGGAGAAGGACGAAAACAATGGAGAAAGAATTACTGAAGCAAACATTTAGGGATTTCAAAAAAGCAAGCGGTGTGGATTATGCTATCACCTATCCCGACAACCTCGGCGATTGCATGTCGTGTGTGAACTACGCTCTGTGCGAGAAGTACGGAGAGGAAAGCAAGGGCGTTTGGGTGAAGCATTGGACGCACGGAATGAACGGGCACGGACACGGTGTCGAAGGGACGAAGAGCGTGTATGTCGCTCACGACCTCACCGAAGAGCAAGCAAAGGTGTTTTACGAGGTGTTCAGCGAGCATTACAATGTGACACCCGAAGAGTATGACCCGTCGAAGTGCTTCCGTATCTATGAAAAGGGTACGGCGGTATGGCGTGTGAACTACCACGACAATGAAAGAGATAAGGACTACACCGAAGAGTTCACCGACATCGACAAAGCCATCGCTTACGCAAACTCTTTGGGGCAGTATGAAGAGTATAGCAAGATTTGGACAGAACCCTTGTTCTGCACCGAAACCTTCACCTTTGGGCAGTTACGCTACCGCCATGCGGGGAAGATAGCCTTCGAGAATATGGTCGCCGTGATAGAAACGCTGAACCCCTACACTTACAGATGGGGGAATTATAGCGATAGAGATTGCGTCGAGAACATAGCAAACATGCTTGGTGTCCGTTTCAATGCGGACGGAGATATTATAAGGGGGTGATGAAATGAGAGCATACAACGCAGACAAACTTGATGACCTGCTTAATGGAATGATTGGGGAAATGACCCGAAGCGGAAAAAAAGACGAGTGGCACAGAGGTGTGGTTGACGCAGTTAAGCATATCCAAAATGAACTCACTCGTTATGAATAGATGGGGGCAAGTATGACCTATCAAGTACCTATCCTCTTCAACGACATTCTGTCCCAAGCACACACGCTGATAGCGGGACAGACAGGAAGCGGTAAGTCAGTTATGCTCAACGGCATACTGACTACCGCCAATATCAAAGGGGGCAACGCCCTTATCCTCGTAGACCCGAAGCGAGTGGAACTCCGTGACTACAAGCAACTGCCGAATGTGGTAGCCTATGCTAACACCTCAAGCGAAACGGTGGAAGCGTTGGACACCGCCATAAGGACGATGGAAGACCGCTACAAGCAGATGGAACAAGAACGGCTCAAGGACTACGACGGGGCTGACCTATACATAGTCATCGACGAGTTAGCCGACCTGCTCATAAGCAAGGACGGGAAGCATATCAAGACGCAGTTACAGACGCTGACCGCCCTCGGTCGAGCATGCCGTGTGCATTGTATCTGTGCCACCCAACAACCCTCGAGGAAGATGTTGCCCGCCGAACTGACACTCAATTTCACAGGGCGTATCGCCTTGCATTGTCAAACGGCTATTGAAAGCAGACAAGTCATCAATGTCGGGGGAGCAGAAGATTTGCCGATGTATGGTAGGTGTCTGTATCTGCGACCACGCCACAACCTTGAGAGGTGGGAAGTGCCGATGACTACCGACGCACAGAAGCAGTTGGGCATAGAACTTGTCAAAAGGGACTATGAGATTAAAAAGTTAATGGGAATTATAAAGGAGAACCATAATGGCAGAACCATATAAAGTTAAATCAAAGAGTGGCTCGGTTTATCAAACCGCAGATTATGAGGACGCACTTTCATGGTTTCATTTCTACGAGCATAAATTAGGATACGCAGAACTGTGGCACAAGGGAGTGTGCTACCAAATGACAAGAAGATAGGGGGACGATAATGAAATACTTTTACATCTCGGGAACTCACGGGGTTATTCACGACACGAATGTTCAGTTGTGGAAAACCTTGTGGAGAACAGGGACATTCGTTAAGCACGAATATAGTGGAGCATATTCCATAGTGACCATCGCCTACCACGGCAAGCAGTACGAACTTTGGAGCAACGACGACCTCGGCATAATGTCGATGGTTGTGGAATTGTAAAAAAACATCTGCAAGTTTGCAAAAAGGCGTTGACCCCCGAACATATTCGTGCTATCATACCACCGTAGACACAGACGCAAGCACACCTATGACGAGCGTAAATGCACAAACGGTAGCAAATATATCCAACGAAAGGGGGAGCGATGGTAAACAAAATCAAAGAGTTGTGCCGAGAGCAAGGCATATCGGTAGCAGAACTTGAACGCAGAGCAGATGTCCAACTTATTCGTAGATGGGCAAAGACCGAGCCTTCTGTGTACAAGGTTTACCGAGTAGCCAAAGTTCTCGGGACAACAGTAGAAAATTTGTTAGAAGGGTGAGGTTAAAGATGAGAAGAGAGAAAAGTACATTTGAGGTTTTCCTCGATGTAGCGTTGGTGGGGTTGACCATCATGGCACTCGCAGGAATTTGGTTCTTGACCAACATTACATGGTGGGCGTAGTGGACAACATCTGCAAGCATTGTAAATACAAACGGTTTACTTGTCCGATGTTCAAGTGCGACCCGTACAAAGAAGCAAGGCGTAAACGCTCGTCAAGGTGGTTCAACGAGAACTTCCCGATAGAGGACTTCGACGGAGAAGATAGGTATGTCGCAGGGCAAATAGTGTTCTTCGTGGTGATGGTTGCGATAGCAGTATTTATGGTAATGAGTGCCATTAAGGTTATTGGAGAGTGGTTTATATGAGTAGTTGGGTATATTGCGACAACTGTAAACAGTTTGTCCTTGAAGATGAATTAGAGAGGGAGTACGAACATCACTCCGAGTTAAGCGGTATGGGTGGGGTTACATGTGAAACATTCTATGTCTGTCCTCATTGTGGAAGCGATGAAATTGACGACGCTTATGAATGTGAAATATGCGGTGAACCCACCACGAGCCTTGACTACTGCGACGATTGTAGAACCGAGGTAGTAAAGTCGTTCAATAAATGGCTTGAGAAAACCGCAGGTGAACTACACACCAACACAAGCAAAATAAAAGACTTGTTGTATTACGAGGACATTTTTTAAGGGTATATGGGGCGGTCACATCAGTTATAGCACATAAAGTAAAAACTTTAAGTCCTTCACGATGTATTTATCCGTAACAACACAGAGCAGAAAAGACGAATGACGCTCATGACCGCCCTTCATATACAGAAAGGGAAACCAATGACAGTAAGAGTAATAACGACCACAGGCGAGTTCAAGATACTTGAATGTGAAGATGTAGAAGTTGACCCCGTAACTAACGCTGATATGACAGTAAAGGGTGGGGTACTGCATATAAGGGATAGGAGAGAGTAATGGACGAGAAAGATAGGCTGATACAAGACCTTTGCAGACGCAACCTTGCGTTACTTGCGGAACTGCACACCATCAAAGAGTGCTTTACATGTAGCCACTACGACGAAATGGAAGAGCATTGTGAACAGTATATGTTTGGGTATTCATGCAAAGACTTTGATTATGAGTGGCGTGGGTACAAGAAGGCAGAGGAATGGCACGAGGAACAAGAGAATATAAGACAGACAGAACTCCGTCTGCAAGCCATTTCCGAAGCGGAAGAAGATGAATTTGAAAGGAGAATGGAAGAGTGCCTTTAGACGACATTGTAAGAAAAGCAATATCAACATACGGCGACACCATACAGTTGACGGTAGCCATTGAGGAACTGTCCGAACTGCAAAAGGAACTGTGTAAGGCGATAAGGGTCTACAACACCGAAGATGTGAATAATTATGTAGACAACATTATAGAGGAAATTGCCGATGTTGAGATAATGCTCGTACAACTCAAGGTGATATTCGCTATAAGAAACGAGGAAATAGAAAGGATAAAAGACTTCAAACTGTCAAGGCTTGAAGCAAGGTTGGAAGATAATGGCTGAAAGAAGAATGTTCGCAAAATCAATAGTGTTATCGGACGCTTTCCTTGATATGCCGATGTCGGCAAGGTGTCTGTATTTCACTCTCGGAATGTTCGCAGACGATGATGGGTTTGTCGATAGTCCGAAAGGAATAATGCGTCAATGCGGTGCAAGTGCCGACGATATGAATGTCCTTATAGCAAAGAGGTTTGTACTGTCCTTTGAAAGCGGTGTTATTGTCATAAAGCATTGGCGTATTAACAACTACCTTCGTAGCGACAGGTATAGGGAAACCCAACGCATTGAGGAAATGTCCCAACTTGAAATCAAAGAGAATGGGGCATACACCGAGAAGGGTGGTATACCACATGGTATACCAACGGTATACCCAAGTAAGGATAGTATAGGTAAGAGTAAGAGTAAGGATAGTATAGGTAATAATACTATGTCACGCCCTACTGTCGAAGAAGTGCAGACTTATATTGATGAGAAGGGCTACCACTTTTCAGCAGAAGCATTTGTAGCATACTATGAAAGCAACGGTTGGAAGGTCGGCAAAAACCCCATGAGGTCTTGGAAGTCTGCTTGTGTAACTTGGGAAGCAAACCAAAAAAAGAAAACAACCAATGAGGGGTTCTCGTGGTTAGAGGTGCAGGTATGACGACACAGGAAACAAGCGTGATAATGGAAGCCATAAGGCTCGCATACCAAAGGACTACCGTAATAACCAAAGCAGACGCAGAAAAGACGCTTGCATTGTGGTCAGCACTATGGGCAGACACTCCCTATGAGGAAGTCAACTATGCGGTGAAAACCTACATCATGACAGACAAGAGTGGCTTCCCACCGACGATAGGACAACTGAACCATATCATAGCCGAAGCGAAGTTGAGCAACGAGTTAAGTGCCGACATGGCATGGGCGAAGGTGAGGACGGCAATAGGTAACGGAATATACGGTGCGATGGAAGAATACAACAAACTCCCCGAACTGTGTCAAAGGGTCGTAGGGTCTGCCGAGCAGATACACGATTGGGCTATGCTTGATGGAAAGAGTTTGAATGTGGTTAGAAGCACCTTTTTAAACCGATACAGAGAAGAAATGGTGAAGATTGAGGAATATATCGCTTTACCAAATTCCCTCGCTGAAAACCGCAAAAAATTATCCGATGGGCAGAACAGGGTCAAGCAGTTAGTAGAGAGGATAGGAAAATGAGCCACGATATATTCTTTGACGAAGAAACCCACACCTATCTTATTGATGGGGAAGAAGTGCCAAGCGTTACCACGGTACTTAATTATATGAGCGATACAGAATATAAGAGTATAAGTCCTTCTATACTTGAGCAAGCGTCGAGAAGGGGAACACTCGTTCATGAGTACACAGAACTCATAGATTATGGAGCAGAACCCGACGAAGTAGAGTATGAGGTGGTGGGTTACCTTAAAGCATATAAAGACTTTCTGCGTGACTACAAACCAAATTGGCTTGCGATAGAAAGGCAGGTCTACTGCGAGGACTTGGACTACATAGGGACAGTTGACCGCATAGGCTATATAAACGGGAAGGTAAGTGTAGTAGATATAAAGACACTCGCTTCACCAACGAAGATGGCAAAGTTTACGGTGTCAGCCCAAACAAGGGCATACCAAAATGCGTATGACGCATACGGGTTAGAATACATGAAGCGATACGCATTGTATTTAGGGAAAGACGGGGAGTATAACCTCGTTGATTTGGACGAGTACGACCAAAAATACGGTTACAACAGTTGGGGAATGTTCCTCATCTGTTTGGAAACATATAAGACAATTCAAAAACTAAAGGAATTAAAGCCGATTAAGAAGGGAGCAAGAAATTGAAGAGAAATTGTAACACATTAAAAATCGACGGACAGAAGTTCAAGAACGCACTCTCGGAGAGAGGAAAGACATTCTCGGAATGGGGAATGATTATTGGTAAAAGCACAGGGTATATAAGTTCAACCGCAAGTGCGGGAGTTATCTCGGTGACGGCGTGGGAATACTTATGTATAAAACTCAAGGAAATGGGCATGCCTTTTACCAAAGAAGAAGCAGATGGAATACTCTTGAAGGAAAAGAAGTTGGAAACAGAAGCAAAAGAGTATGAAGTCGTAGCAGAAGAAGAAGGCGATAGAGTAGTAGTAACGCTTTATCACAACGGGGAAGAAGTCGCAACTTCCTATGGGTACACCTTCTACGATGGAGTAAAGGGTTGGTTACAGGCATATTCTTATGCAGTACACATGATGTACAAAAAACTGTTTGACGAAGAATAAGGGGGTGATACAATGAGTAACGAAATCGAACTGTATGGTTCACAAACGGCAGTAGTAGAGCAGAGAAGAAACAACTATGTCATCAAAGGTGTCATGGGGGGACAAGATGTTGTCCTCAAAAGAGGTGTAGACTTTGCGGTTATCCCGAGAACAAAGTCCCCATCACTCACAAAAGCAGGTGCGGAAACAATCTGCCAAGCCTATGGTGTATTCCAAAGGTTTGAGATTATCCACAAGGAAATCAGCACCGACCCGAAGTCCCCATCATTCACCTTCATCGTAAGGTGCGACCTTGTGAAGATAAATCCTGCCGATGGCAAGGAATGGGTCGTAGCACAGGGAATGGGTGCGAGCAGTACCAACGAGAAGTCTAATGGTATGGCAGGTGCTTATGATAGTCTTAATAGGGCTATCAAGATGGCAGAGAAACGAGCCAAAGTTGACGCTTCTATCAATCTTGCAGGGGCTTCCTCGTGGTTTACGCAGGATATGGAGAACGAGAACTTCATGGCAAAGGCAGAGGAACTCAAGGACAACATAGGCGATGACGCTCCGATAAGTGCCAAGCAAGTTAAGAGGTTGTTTGCCCTTGCTACCGAAGCGGGCTTCTCGACCGAGGAAGCAAAGACGAAGTTCCAAGCGTTGGGCTACGCAAGCACAAAGGATATATTACAAAAGGACTATGACAAGGCATGTGCCTTGTTCGCAAAGAAGGAATGAAGAAGCCGATAGCACCATGTTATAAGTGCGAAGAAAGACATATAGGTTGCCACGCTACTTGCGAGAGGTATCTCGAATATGCAGGTATCGTGGCGGAAAATAGAGAGGGACGCAGGGAGTTCGCCGAAAGGGAAACGAACTCCCATGCGAAACTTTCGCAAACTGAATTAAGAAGAAGGAGTAAAAGATAATGGCAGTAACCGTAACAGTAGGTGATGTGTACACCGAAATAAAAAGGGGAACAAGTGCAAAAGGCGAGTGGGCAATCGCTATAGCAAGAGCAGAAAAAGGCTATGACGCAATATCAATTTCTGTTGCCAACCCCGAAGACTTGCCCGAAGAGTGCTACGCCGTAAGGGTTGACGAAATAAAGAATGTCTTTATTAAAAAGACCAAAAGCAAAGACGGAAGCAGATGGTTCGTCAACTACTACTGCACCGCTATATGCAGTTCAGTTGAAGGCGGGGCTACAGAAACCGATATATTCGCCGACGATGATGGAGTGCCATTTTAGTGGGCATGTTTAAGTATCGGGAGAGAGCGAAACAGTTAATAGACTTCGGCTCTCTCTCTTGGGGTAAAGTCCACCCCACGGACATAGACGCAGTTTTAGAGTTTGGGGGTAAAAAGTTAGTGCTTATAGAATTAAAGACAAAGGGCAAAGAGGTTGATTTAGGGCAACGCCTACTTCTTGAAAGAATAGCGGATAATTGGAAATCAACCGAAGGCAACGACGCTTTGGTTATATATGCTGAACACGAACAGTTCGACACCGACGAAGATGTTGACTTGGGAATGGCGAAGGTTAAGTCGATATATTGGGATAACAAAAATATCGAGTTAAACCACGACAGGAATGTGCAAGGCGTAGTCTTGGGTTTTGCCCGTCAAGAAATCATAGAAAGGCTTAAAAAAGAGGAATGTTTACAGTTGAAACCTTAAAAGACGGTAAGTGGAAAAAGGATAGGGTGTACAAGACATTCGACAACGCAGAGAAGCGGTTGTATGCCCTGTACGACGAGGGCATACACGCCCGTATGATAGAGGGAAAATGAAAGTCACAATATACGAACCGCCCCGCACCAAGAAGAACTCTATGCAGATAGTCAAGGCACACGGGCATTATATACTCATACCGAGTAAACAATACAAAGGCTACGAAAAGGCTTGCGGGGAATATTTAGAGGGGGTAGTTGATGAACCCATCAGCACCCCCGTCAATGTTAAGTGCGAGTTCTATATGCCGACCAAACGCAAGGTAGACATAAGCAACTTAATAAGTGCGGTACATGATGTGCTTGTACACTACGGTGTGCTTGCTGACGATAACCGTGATGTTATCGGTTCGGTAGACGGAAGCCGAGTGTGGTACGACAAGGACAACCCACGCACCGAGATAACAATAACACGCTATGAAGGAGAATACGAAACATGGAAACAAAAGTAGGCAAACTTAAAACCAACGCCAATGGCAAAATCGAGTTCACCCGCAAGGAATTAAGGGAGTATTCCCTTGCCATTGTGAACGAAGCCATCATGAAGTCCATGCTCGCCTGTTGCGGTTATCTCATGGACGAACCCGAATTTAACTATGACGCAGAGAAAATCGCACAGGTATGGACGGGGGTAGACAGATATATTAAAGTCATTAGCGACCCCAATTCTGCTTACAAAGTTAAAGACCTGTGCAAGACTATAACGGAGTATACAGGGATAAAGGTGTATTGGTAATGATTAACAGAGCATGCGAAAAGGGTGGGTGCTTCGCATGGACGACACCCAACCGTTACAAGAACTGTTGCACCGCCCTTGAGGAAGTCCCCGAAGGTGAGTGTCCGTTCTTCAAATCAAGAGGGCAAATAGCAGACGAGAAGTTGGCTATGCGAATGAGAGCAAAGGTAGACGCAGATTACCGTCGCCTACTTGAGAGTTACGGGATAACTTTTAGTAAGAGGGGGAGAAAAAGTGACGGAGATTAGAAAGTGCGTGGAGTGTGGCAAAGAGTTTGTCGCCACGCAGTACAAACAAAACACCTGCTCCGAGGAATGTCGCTTGGAGCGTAGACGCAAATGGGCAGAGGAATATGTCCACCCAAAGAAAGGGTATTTGACGAAAGCCGAACGGATAAGGCTTGAGCGTATTGCTCATCAGCAGGATACAAGTGTGTGGACACACGACTATGCCGAACGCCAAAAGGCAAAGACATTGGCTATGATTGGGGGGATAAAGGAATGATTACATATAACCCTTTATATTGGAGTGATGATGAGAGCGTTCTCCAACAACTCGCACAGGAATTACAGATGTGGCGAGATTTTGACAAGTGGCTCAAGGATATAGCACTTGGCGAGGAACAGTACAATGTGCTGATGGCAGAGTTCCGCAAGGACTATTCAAAAGGCATTACACTTGAGAGTGACACCTATTCGGCAGGGCATAACGAGAACGAAACGGTGGTGACGGAATGAACAGGCAAAGATATAACTGCCCAAACTGTTCTGCTCCCATCGGGATTTCTCCCGTATGTGAGTATTGTGGAACAAGACTTGAATGGTTGCCAATAATAAAGTTTGAGAGCGAACCGTCACGCACCGTTGATTGGGCAAAGACTATGTATCTTCTTGATGGCATACCCGAAGCAGAGTTTATAGACAACGCAAAAGAAGAGTTCTTGAAAGACGCTCTTAAAGAATTAAAGAGCGTTATATGGACACGGGTAATGCCAAGTGGTCTTGCTCCGCAAGTTGACGGAAAATTAATACAGATGCGGTTGTCGGTAGTAAGGAGAGGAGAGGTGGCGGAATGAGAATCAAAGGCATTTGTAAAACTTGCAGGCACTCATCACTTTACTACGGCAATGGTAAATCTGCCACAGGGGTATGGTGTGTGGCGAAAAACGGCAGATTAAAGAAATTCCCGAAAGAGTGCGGTTTCTATAAAGAGGTGACGGAATGAAGATATACAGAGAAATAGGGTCGATACATCTTGTCCTTCAATGCGACAAGGAAGGGTATTTCCGTCCTGTCTATGAGATAGAGGTAGACGAAGCCGAGCCGATAAGACACGGACATTGGGTAAAGAATGATGAGTATTCTGACGAGATAGAGGAACATATTGTCTATGAGTGTTCCGAATGTGGTGAACTGTATGATTGGTTTGATGTTCCCGAACACAAGTATTGTCGGCATTGCGGAGCGAAGATGGACGAGGAGAAGTAGAAATGAATTATACAACAACAGGAACATCATATAGTTCCTACTGTGCAAACCGTTTACCTTGTGGTCTATGTAGACTAACAAATACTATATGTCCATTAGGGCAAAACACGAGAGATATTACCTGTGGTGGTATAGGGGAGATAGGGGAATGAGAAGATTACTACATAATTTTAGTATGATGATGGTGGCATACCATCTAAAGAAAGCCGACGCTTGGCTAAACGATGTGTGGCGTTTCGCAAGCGAGGACGAAAGACAGTTCGTCCGTAGGCAAGCAGAGAAAGAGGGGATAAAAATAGAAGATGAGTGATAGGTTCACCACTTTACCAAACGGGGCGGTATATGACCCCAAGACCAAGAGGATAGTAAAGCCGTCTACGATAGGGCAAGAAGGGGCAAAATCGCCCGATACAGACGAGATAGATACCCCGTCGATAAATGTATCGAATGACGAAGAAACCTCGCCAAAAACGGCGAAAAACAAAAAGGCAAAAAAACCGAAGGCTGATGATAAGGAAGCCCACACTTCCCACACTCTTATCGCTCGGGAGATACTCGCCTATAACAGAACGCACAAAGCCAACAAGAACGATGTTAAGTGGCTCGAGGAACGGGGCTTTTGGTATTTTGACCGATGTATAGAAGAGGGGGTTTCGCCAACTGCGATGGGGCTTGTGCTTGCTCTCGGGTTTAAGGCGAGTGAGCAAACCCTTCTTTTGTCGGGGAATAGCGGGTTGCCACTTGAGTGCCGAGAACTCATATCCGAGTTCAAACAAGCCCTCGAAATGACGGAAGAAGGTGCTTTGGTTGATAGCAAGACAGGGCAGACAGGAAGGATATTTGCCCTAAAGAACAGATATGGGTGGACGGATAACGGAAACGCCGTCGTTGATAGCGACCCGAAGTTTGGGGAAATTAAGTCCCCCGAAGAACTCCGCAAGGCAATCGCTAAACTTCCGAACCTTGATATGGTAGATGAGCCAAAGGTGGTCGATGTAGACTTTGAGGTGTTGGAATGACAGAGCAAGACTTTACGGAAGCGTTCTTCCATGTCGTTTGTTATAACGGCTATGAGGAAGATATAAAAGAGTGGGCGAGAATATGCGGTGAGCAAGAATATCCGTTCGTATTTCTTTATCGGTGGAATTTGCACAACGACCCGTTCTCTCGTTCCCAATTAGAAGTGCTTAATATCATACTCGTGACATTGTTCGGTGACTACGGCACAAGTCCACGAACAGGGTGGATAGAAAAGAAACAAGAGTGCAAAGAGTTTTTGGATAAAATCATAGAAATGTGTGCTGATAGGGAGTGAGTAACACCATTAAAAATGGGAGTTCCCAAAGACAATGAAGGGAAACTCCCCGAAAGGACGCAAAACAATGATAATTGTTTTGATGTCTAATTATACCACGAACTTGAGAATTTATCAAGACCTATTTGTAGGCACAATCTCGTTGCTCTTGCATGGGAGAGAAACCCCCTACAACCCCCTAAATCGCCTATTTCACGCACAAAAAAGCCCAAGACGATAAATATATCGCTTGGGTTATTTTATTGGCTAATTTGGGCGGTTTGCCGTTCCGAAGCGGTTTTGCCCAAAACTTGCCCAAGGACTTGCCCAAGAATTCTCTGTCGGTGTAGTTCCTCTGTACATCAGGCTTGTCCCCTATAAAACGGTTCTGCTACGACATATATATAGTTGTGTTCTGCACCGCTCTCATTAGAGTTAATATCAATAGTGAATATAAGTCTTACGTATGTCCCATAAACCACGTAGTTGGGTATAAGCAAAGAAATTGCTACAGTATCACTATTATCGTTCTTGACTATAGATGTTGGGCAACAATAACTATCACCAAGCATAGCGAACACGGGAAGTACCCCAGATTTGGCTTGAGCAAGAGCCGATTCTGCAGTAGCAAAGTCTTCACTTGTAACTACATCTTGAAGACTATTAGATGCCGCAGAAGCATTGCCTGATGTCAAACAAGCAGTCACGGCACTTTGCACTGTGGATAGCATTACATTTTGAATTGCCGAACTAAATGCATAGACTTGACCACTAACACCGCCACCGCCTGACAGTTTCTTGGCGAGTAATATATCTGTGTATGACATATCAGCCACCTACCTTTGCCCAATTCTCACCGTCAAAGTAATAGAAATCTCCTGTGTCAAGTTCAAGGAACAAGGCGTTTGTGCCAACTCCCTCTGTGGGTTTAGTGTCGTCGTGCAGACCTCTCCACTCCTGTCTTACACCAAAATCTTCGTCGTTAGTTTTTGTTATTGCCATCTTATTTGCCCTCTCTATTGGCAGATACAAGGCATATAAGAACTATGCCAAGTATCAGCCCCGCTATAAATGTAAATATATATTTCATTTTCCGAATACCTCGTTAATTGCCTTTGCGATTGCAAAGAGTATCTCGATGACCAACTTCTTCCAAAGCGGAAGGTTCTCGTCTGCGTCACCGTCAACGGGGGTTTCGGTAATGTCCTCTGTTGGTGGTACTACCACGGGCGGTTCGGCTACTGTGGGGTATTCTATCCACGGCATTTTGCCATGTTCCTGCCATGCGTAGCATTTAACACCCATATAAGACCTTGTGCCATCATTGGCTATGTCGGAAAGGTGACAACCGTTCTCCCATATTGGAGTGAACTCACACACTTTCCTTTTGCCGTTGATTTCTCCGATGTAAACTCCTGCGTGGCTACCACCGTTTGCAACAAGGTAAAGGAACTCACCTTCCTGTATGTTGCTCATGTCGGTGCTTCTGTCGTAACAATGGGCGAGCATTTGTCCACCCGTCCAATCACCGAGTTCTGCATTTGGCTGATAGCAATAATGTCCCGCCGTTGTGTCGTAGGCTATGGCACAGTTGCTCCATAATGCACTCTTGATGTAGTTCCAACAATCTGCCGTTTTGAAGAAGTACCCATTCTCCCATCTTCCGTTAAGAAGGTTGTTGGGGAATGAATTGTCATACAAGGTCGGTACGCTATCCAAGTGTTCGCACATCGCCTTGAAGTCTGCCCATTTTACTTTATCCATGTTACTTTCTCCCGTATAGTGATACGCACACCCATATTACCAATAGGGTTGCGAGTACCACTATATCTCTACTGCTCATTTTTCTTCGGTTATTTCCTTCGTCTTTCCAAGTTCGCTCATGATGGGCGAGAGGATAGACATGACCAATGCCGTAATAGCAGGTTTGAACGCAGGGTCGATGTTGAACTCGCCTATGATAAGGTCGAGGTTGGAGATAAAGACACCTATAATACCCTGCACTATGGTTCTCGCTAATCTCCATTTCGTGTCGTTACTGTGTAAAAAGTCATTCCACATATCAGTTCTCCTTTATTTTTCTGCTACTTTCTTTTGTAGTTCTTTGATGTCTGCTCTGTTCTCGTCTATGCGGTTGAAGGCGGTCTTGACATCTCTTTTGAGTATCGTGACATCTTCCTTCACGGTTTCCATCTTTGTGGCTTCCTTATCAAAGCGTTTCTCAAGTTCGTCCATTCGGTAGTTGAGAAGTGCCTTGATTTTGTCACTTGACACCGTTGCTCCTATGACCGTACCGATTAACGCAAGCACCGCTACGATTATGCTTCCTATGTCCATTACTCTTCGACACCTTCTTCCTCTTGTTTCTTCCAATACTCCAAGTTGGGAATAGTTGAGTCCCCTTTGATGATTACGCAGAGAGTTTCGTTGCGAGGGTCTTTGCTTGTTCCCCTATAAGCGAGTTCTGTGTGCATTTTAGATAGGCATTCATCATAATCGGTATATTTGAATACCGCACAAGTGTCATTGTTTTGAATGATGACGAGATAGTAATTCATTGTTGTTCTCCTTTACGCATATATGTATGACCAAGATATAATTGCCGTACCGCCACTAAAGTTGAGTGCAGAAGTTGCCCTTATGGTGATATTTCCACTTGTGTCTATCCAACCGATATAACTACCACCAAGATAGAAACCGCAACCCATAACATCGGTTTTAGGAATTAAAGCCGATACCTTACCGACAAAGATATTACTTCCTGCCGAATAACTACCCGAAGAAGCGTTTAGTTTAAGCGTGAGTTGACACCAACGCCCCCAAACACTAAAAGTATATGAGGATATTGTTTGCCCACTTGAACGAGAGAGATAAGTTGATGTAAATTGGAGTGGGTTAAACCCAACCGTCATTGTATCTGACCCGTTTCTCCAAACAAACCTCTCTGCGTCAAGAAGGACATCTGTTCCACCCGATGTGATAGGTTGCATTACATAGTAAGGTCTGTTACCTGCTTGTATGCGGTTGGTGTCTACTGTGATAACCCCTGTATTATTTCTGTCAAAGATGTATCTACCACTTGTTTGCCAAGCAGAACCGTTATAATAACCCCTTGAGTAAAGTCCTTGTGTTTGGGAAGCAGGTGTCCCTGCAAACCCTAAAAACATTGCTTCGTTGCCAGGGTCACCTGCAAGTACATTTCCTATTGACGATTGTTCCGTGATACAAAGTCTTGGGTTGGTCGACTTGACCATACTTATATGCCCTGCCCCAACCTTTAAATTTCCTGTGTTGATATTGGTTGACATATTGAGGTCTACTTGGTTAGCCGTAGCCTTCTGCCCCATTGCTATGCCGTAGTGACCACCACTATAAATGAAGTCAAGTCCTCTTCCACCTTGAGTAAGGGTATCCGTTGTGACTACGGAATTGCCGTATCCGTCACTTAATGTGAATGTGACCGAATAGGTATTGTCTGCCGACAAGTTTCCACCACCAAGCCAAATTGCCGTTCCGTTGGTTGCCGTTCCTGTGTAGGTGTCAACCTTGATGGTGCAAGTGGTGGTTATTGCCGTTGTGCCGACCTTCCCTTGCGAGAAGTTAGCCGTTGCTTTACAGTATGTTCCTTCATCACTTGCTACACCACTTGAGTTGCCTGTTGACCACCTTACCGCACTTACCGATGAGAACGCAGGGGGAACATAGGCATAGGTTGTTATGCTCACATTTCCACTTGTGGTTGATGTTCCGTTTTCGTCTGTTGCGGTGTATTTATATGTATGACTTCCTGCACTCGGAGCGGTTACATTGACCGTCTTGTTGTACGAACTTGACCCTGTGGTTGTGCTTATGACCGACCCATCTTGGTAAAGCGAATAGGTGATGGTGTCGCTTCCTGTGTTGGAAGTTCCGTTCATCGTGAAGGTGATTACGCTTCTTCCTGCGACCACCATTGAGGAATACTTATTCGTTGCCGTATAAGTAAGGGCTGTTACGGTCGGTGGTGCTACGGGACAAGTGCCACTCCCCGATGAACGATAGTCTGTGTTCCAAGTGCCGTAGTAAAAGTTACCACTTACCGACAAGGTGACTTGACCACCACTTATCGTACAATCGGAAAGTTTTGTTTCTCCGTTATACACCACAGTATTCGGTGTGTAGTTTCGCCAATCAATGTCACCACGATAATATGAGTTGCCACCGACATTGACAGTTAGTCCGTATATAGAGTTCCAATAAGATGTGTGACTTGCGGTTGCCGTTACCGTCCAAGTGAACTTACTATTTGCAAAAGTATAGGTTAAGTCAAACCTTTGTGTAGGGTCTGCATATACAGGGTTTCCGCTTATTGTTGTTGCCATATTATGCTCTCCATTTAAAAGTTAATCGGTTATCGTTATCACTACCACTCGCCACCAAGAGCCAATGGTCGCCAAGTTCAAGTTGCCTTACGATGTGTCCGTTGATGACGAAGAATTTGTAATCACCACTCGTTGCGGTGATGGAAAGTTCCGTCAAGTCCGCAGGAGTAACATCATTACCCGATGATGGGACAAAGTGAAGTCTTATATAGTTAGTGTTTGCACTTGTGGTAAACACTAACGGGCTTTCTCCCGACCCATCATTTTGTAGGTAACTTGCACTTGTGTTTGAACTATATGCACGAACAAAAACCGCCCCATCGAACAAAAATGATATTCTGTATTGGGTAGAAGGGTTTACTGCTATATATCCGTTCGTTCTCAATCTGTTTGTGGCATTATAGTTAGCCCCCGCAGAAGAAATCCCACCTTGATTTATTGGGTTTACTTGTGGGTTGTATAATTCATCAAGTCCTATGTATGCCTTAACATCATCACTTGGGTCATAAAACTTGAGTGCTTCATTGGTGAGTATTGCTTTTGCATTTGTCCCTGCTTCACCCAATTCCAAACCATCGGCAGAATAACGAATGTATGTCTGTTGCTCTACTGCGTGATTGTTCACTTGGTCTTGAGCATAGTTTTGCAGAGTGATAGTAACATCTTTTGCCGTCTGCGTGATGGTTGAACGAAGGTTGGTGTTCAAATCATCTTCTGCACCTGTTGCCCTTTCAACCTCTGCCGTGATAGCGTCGGCGTTGACCGCTATTCTCGCCGAATTGACCTCTGCACTTCTCTCTGTCCTGTCGGCTTGTCTTGCACTTCCCGATAGGTAGTCAAAGTCATCAACAGGCTCAAGTCCTTCCGCACTTATGTCTGCCCACATTCCCCTGTTAAAATCACAGACGAGTGTGCCAACTATGGAAGTTACCGAATTAACTGTGACAGTATCTCCTATCTCGGTCGCAGGGTCTAACTCTGCCCCTGTTGCAGTATATGGGTGATAGAATGTACCACCCAAGCCTGTGAGTATTTCGGAAGCGATGAGGTTGGCTTGTGTGCCGTCAGTTATCGTCTTGACCTCGCACTCAAACTCTCTGCCGTCATTGGGGGTTGCTTGTGCGTGTCCGTATAGGGACACCCCATTACTGTCATAGCCATAATAGACATAGACATCGGTGACAGGGGCGATGTCGTCACCCTTTTCAAAAGCGGTAACATTCCTTCCCAAGTCAATGAGTGTCGGTGATGTCCAATCGGCATTTTTCACCAAACGGAGAACGGCTTTTTGTGTTCCACTATCGTCTTGGAAAGCCGTCGTCCAATTCCCACAACACGCAACCGCTATGTCCGACAGTATCTCCCTAACGGTGTAATTATACGGAATACTCGGCATAGTAATGGTGTCCAATACTTGGGTAGCGTCCTCAAGTTCAAGTCCTATTCCTGCGAAGTTACTGTCTATGACATCTCCCCATGTTATTACTTCAAACGAAGTCACATCTGCGGGGGTTATGTCATCATCATCAACGGTTTTTAATGCCACACGAATAAAGTATGTTGTTGCTCCTGTGGTAAATGTATACGGAGTGCTTTGCCAACCATTGTTACCAATGTAAACTTGGTCTGCGTCATACTCATAGATACCCACCATCAAGTTGCTATTGCACTTATATTCTGTGGACGGTTGTACACTTATATAACCACTTGTGCGAACTCTCTTGGGATAGTTG